GGGGTCAACGTAGATAACATTACCTTGTATATTCTTTAGAAAATTCTCCAGTCTTGAAAGAGGCATCCTATTCTTCTCTGTTTACAGATTCTGTCTAAGTTTATTTATTCAACTTGTAATTGTGTTTGGTGGGCCAGCAAAACGAGGATCATTATAAGTTTTTTTATCATCATCAACTTTATCAGGATTGTAGTTTGGATCTGGATAATCTTTCCAACTATCACCCTCATACTCAACTATTAAAGGATTAATATCTTTTCTTTCACCATATACATGATAAAAACAATCAATGGTCGATAAATCAGTAATCAAATCAGTGTTAGTTGAATCCTCTGCGATGACAATGAATTCATTATTAAACTCTTGAATCACAAGATTTTGATTTGATCCAATTGGTTGTAACTGAACAGTGATGCTATCTTCATGAACTAAGTCCTTCCAGTAATCAGGTAAATTAATTACATTAGATTCTTTTAATCTACCACGACAGTAAACTGCAACTTCGGGGCCTTCAATACAAGCATGACGAAGACGATGACCTTTACCTTTTGTGGGATGAACTAAATCAAATGGTTTTGGTTTTGAATCAGCAGTTGCAAATCTAGAGGCAAGTCTACCTTTGTTATCACAATCAACTGCACCACTAACGAACATATCACCTATGACATGAACGGTATCAACAGATGAACCACCACTTATAAGTAAAGCATTTGCAGTTTTACCATCACCAAAGACAGTTAAATTACCATCAGCCTTAATCGCTAGATCTGATTGATACGCTGGTTGTTGATCAAGTGAATTTTGTGGAGCTCCATTTGAAGCGACATTCAATGCACCGTCATATGATGGTGCAGCTGATGGTTTTCCAATATAAACAGGGCCATTCAGAACCGCAGTTCCAGTTGGAGAAATATCAGGTGCAGAGTAAGAAACATCATTTGTTCCTACTATTAACTTGTCTGACTGTAATCTAGAAATATTCATAATGTCCTCATGGTTGATAACTGTGTTCTCTTAAGATTAGCTGTTAATGCACCAAAATTTTTATCAGCAAAAGATGCAGCCACCATAAATCCATATCTAAGTTCAAACTGACCTTTAGCAATTACAGTCATGTCTTTAGAGGCTTTGACTGTAACTTTTTCACCTTGAACACGAATATCAGGGGCTCCGATGTCAACCATTCTCTCTGCTTTTACAGTAAATTGACCATCCTGTCCTCCGCCATCTGCATCAATAAAAACATTTTTTGCTCTTAATAATATATTACCATTTTCACACTCAAAAATCATATCACCTTTTTTAGCTTTTATAATCTTAGCTGGTAATTGTGATATGTCTCCAGCATCTCTAACTTTTAATCCAGAACCAAGAACTTCCATTGACATGCCTGGCGTGGATAAAACATGTTTACCTGTTCCAGGCCCACCTCCTTCAGATGCACCTTGTCCTGTACTTTGATAAAATCCAAAAGATTGTGCTTCCTGTGTGATAACTTGATAATTTGTATCACCATGTATGGTGCTCTGTCCACTTTGAACAGAGTATCTTAATTTAACATCTCTTTCTAGATTTTTTTTATCGTTTGGTGCTTTTGACATTTTATTTTTCGATACAACTAATTACGGTTACAACAGCATCCTGAGTTGTTTGTGCGAGTTGAGCTGCATCATCAACTTTAGTAAACTTCAGAACTGGTTTTAATCTAGCACCAGCTCCAGTGTCACTATTTATTAGTAAATCTGGAAGGTCAGTAAATCCAAATCCTCCATTTACAACATTAGCACCCACAATCAAACCATTCTGAATATTTAATTCAACTTCTGCTCCTTCCACTGAAACCGTATCATTATCATCATACCCGAAACCTGTGTTTTCGACAACAACATCATCTAAAGAGGTTACATATGTAACTTCACCATCATAGTTTCCATTTGGGTCAGGAATAACAACCGTTTCAGTTAAAGTTCCATCTGGATTACGAGTTGTTTCTGTTGTATTCGGTAGATATCCCTCGCCAGGGTTTGTAATTACAACATCAACCACTTTACCATCTTTCATTCTAGGATAACCACCAGCGCCACCACCTCTATCACAACTATCAAAGAATGAAAGTAATGGTGGTTCTTTAAATCCACTTCCAGGCCCACCGATTGCAACTCCAATAATCTTACCGACAGCATTTATAATCGCACTACCAGTTGCTCCTGTTCCACCACCACCTATAAAGTCAACTCTTGGTGGCCCACACTTAAGAACATTGGTATTACAATCTGGAGCACTTGGTAAAGCTGGAATTCCATCTGCAATATCGTCAATACCATCAGCGATGTTAGTAAGTCTATCCAACCCAAGTTTATCAATTATATCATCAAAACTATCTTCAACTGACTTTGTAACTCCACCCTTTGATGAAAATGAAGTTGTTTCTGGACAATTAACTTTATCGCAATCAAGAACATTTGTAATGATGTTTGCAAACTTAATTGCTTTTGTAAATGTTGCACTAGGGAGTGCGATGCCACCACCTTGAATATTATTCAATTGGTCAAACATACCACCGAGACTAGAATCTATAAGATTATTAATCTGTCCAAACATATCACCCATAAAGTTTTGAACACCACAAGTCGGAACATCTAACACTTGTCCTATCATATTTTCTAAACTTTTAGAGAGATAATCTAATAATCCATCCTGTATTTTTTCAATATTACAAAAAATAACACTAGTCAATGCGTTTGTAGCTTGACCCATTACAACTTGATTGAACTTATCAACTTTATTTTCTAAAGTTGTATCTAATTTATCAAGAGTGTCTTGAATTAACCATGAACGACCACGACGAACTAACTTCGTCATTGACTTATGAATTTTGTTTGTTGCTAACTTTACTTCTGATTTAATATCAATGATGCCACCGTATATTGGATCAACATATGTGGAAGCCTCATTCAATTGTTGAAGAGTTTCCATTTTTCGAGTAAAATCTTTTATTGTATTACTTATCTTTGATATTTCATTGTCCTCACATGGACTAAAGGTATCGGTGGTTATATTCTCATTAGCTGTAACTTGATCCTGTGCAAGAGTCTTAGTTGATTCTCCATCAGACATTGCAATCGATACTGGTGAATTTTTGGTTATATGAGTCTTACCAGCTGTTTGTCTAACTTTTGGTGGAGTATATGGAACAAAACAAGTTTGTTTCTTTGCATTAAACTGTGCGGTTGTTAATTGATCAGGAACAAAAGGCTGTTTATATAAAGTTCCAAATATTACTGGTTGTTGTGCATCATCACCGTCCATGAAAAATCCAACAACAACTTCACCACCTTGATATTGAACAGTTTTTCCACAACCGCCAGTGGTTGCAGTATTTGATGGTAAAAGAATATGAGCTAAAGGTAAATCCTCATCTGGAAGATCGTCAGCACAATCATGATATCCAACAATACGAACTCTACATCTAAAACCGTAGAGATCCTCTCCATTAGCTGCTCTGGTTTTTTCAAGGGAATCTCCCCACTTTCCTTTATCTGGATCGGTCACTTGACCAATCCACCATTTCATAGGATCTTTTCCCCAAAAATTAGTTGATGGTTGATACATCTAATTAATCGTCATATACTAAACATTCTGGTTCGTCAGGGTGCATGTCACAAAATAGTTCTAAGGCATTTGGGTCGTGGTGATCGCCTGCAGCTATTTCTTCTTTATGATGTTCGGCATACTCCTCTAACTCATGCAACTCTTCTTTTGCATGTCTGCGTGCTGCTGGATTTGCTTGTGGGTCTTCGATAATTTTCTTATCGTATTCCATGTGGTCTTCGATTGATTTCATTTGATTCTCCTGTTTCTTTTATTTAAGCGGTGAACACATCACGAATTAATTTTAACTGAGTATTTGCTTTATTATCAGCTATAATGTGTTTTAATTCTGCTATTAAATATTTACCACTAGGATCATTAGTGGATTCTGTTCCATACAAAGTTCTATCTTGTTCTCCTCCTTCTTTTCTAAGTGGAAATCTAAGATTCAACATTTGACCAGCTCTCAAGTCTGGATTAAATGGAATCGAAATACTCATAGATTGTGAAAATATTGAATTAGTCCTAGCATAAGATTTATTTTGATAGATGGCAAGCTCATTCTCCCTTTGAATTTCCTTTCTCTTTGATCCCTTTTGTAATGCACCTTTATCTAGAACTCTTAACATTAATCGAGTTGGAAATGTCTCTAACTGATTTGGCAATTTGGGTGATTTTTTAAGTTTTAAATCCTCATGTTTAAAATCGACAGTTTTTAGAGTTGCATTATCAATATTTACATAGATTGTTTTATTTGCATACATTCCTAATCTACAATTCATACCAATATCATTTGTTTGATTTAAATTATTTTCTATGATTCTAAAAGGATCTTCCTCTTGAGTTGATGTTTCTGATTTTTTATATTCGATAGGTTCTTCCTCTAATAATTTTTCTATTGATCTAAAAACATATCCATCAAGCGTTTCAAAAAATAAAAAACCAAAACCATTTGCTGAAGATGTAGTTTTTGAACATAACCATTGTATTGTATCAAAAGGTCTTTTTTGATTACCTACAAATGAATAAGAATTGGCAGATTCATCTCTATCTAAATTTTTACTTGTTTGAAGTCCTTTACTATCATTTTTCATGATATCAAGAATCGTATTTGAAATATTGCCTGTAAATTTTTTACTTAATCTTGAAGTTTCATTGATGATTGATTCAACAGACAAAAACTCTAAAGTTGCAGTCTGTGAAGAAGAGCTTGTCGAAACATCCTTAACAGAATTAAGCATTAAAAAATGTTTGTCTGGTTTAATTTCAAAATCATCATAACCATCAACTTTAATTCTCAATGAAAGATACTCTCCACCTGTAATACCTTCACGACCTACTAATTGGTCAACATCAACAAAATTTAATGACAAAGATATTGAGGGACTTCTTACACTTTCAAAGTATGTAATATTTGGATTACCACCAGATATTTCAAACTGTTGTTTTAAAGAAGAACCTTCCGTTGGTATCAACGTGCATTCAGAGATAAAATATTTATTTTCCATTATTGTATGAGTTTAGCTATGTTATTAGGTAGTTGCGACGCTTTCATTCTTGTAACGCTTCCATCTACAGGTTGTGCTATTGGAACTGGAGTGGGAACTTGTGTAATTTGATTTTGAATGACTGGTTGAATTACTGTTTTGACTCTATTTTTATCTACACTTTGATTTATACTAGAAGCAAGATTAGAATATTCATTGTTTTCTGTGTCACCTTTAACAAGACCCTCAGAATTATATGTCGATTTAGCATCATACCTCATATCGCTTGATGTATTAACAAGATAATCTGTTGGCATTCGATTTTGTTCTTCTGTCCTTGCAGCTGTAGCAAATGATGCATCACTATTAGACAAAATATTGAACATTGTGTCTTTTGGCAATCCAGTTGTTCCTTTTAAAACATCATCAATCGTGACATCCTCAAATCCTTTTATTTTGTGTATTTCACTAAGAAGTTGATCTTGATGTTTAATCAGGTCATCTTTTGCAATAGAAGAAATTTTTGTTGTCAAAGTCTCAGTTGAAGTAAAAGTTTCTCCACTACCATCATCGAATGTTTCTTCATTACTATAATGATCATAATATGATTGAGTCATAGAACTACCAATCAATTTTGTTTCATCTCTAAAAAGAACTTTGCCATCAGAGGTCTTTTCTTCATAAAAATCTGAGCTGCGACCTTTACCAGTATCAAAAAATGACTCTGTTACTATATTATTACCATCTCTTTTTATGGAAGCTTCAAAATAAGGAGAAACCTCATCATTAGGAATAACATTACCAGACTCTGAAGGAACTATAAGCTCAGGCCCTTTTTCACCAACAACATATGGTTCACCTTTTTTAACAGGGCCACCCTCAGCTCTTACGTTTCCTCTTATAAGCGCCCCAGCAAATATCGAAAAGAGTCCACCTAAATCAGGCACCTCAGTCTCCCCTGCTTGAGCTCTTTTAAATCCCTCCTCGAAACCAAATTCAAAAAATCTTTGAGCTCTTATCAATGCAGTTTGTTGATCAGGTTGAGCATTTCTTTGCGCTAACGCCTGTCCAAGAAGGTCTCTTTCTCGTTGTCTTATTTGATACTCTCTATTATCTAATTGTATTCTCTTTGAAAGTAGAGAATCATAATTAAATATATTTCTTGCTGATATTGACATTTTATACTATCGACAAATACTGATTTGATATCACATCAATGAAAGGTATCATACTACTGGTATCAGATAATTGCTCACTCGCTATACTTGCAGAACCAAAATTGGGTGCGGATTGTTGCAGACCACTAGTGTCAGCATCCCCACCTATCGGTGGTAAAATCTCCGTTGACATACTATCATCCTCTGGTGGTTCACCTATATTTTGAGATAATTCTTGATTTTGTATCTTTGATTTTATATTTGGTGTTATTGAAGAACTAGGAACACCACCATCAGAAGAAACTGGTGATATCAAAGGACTAGGAGCAGCACCTGATTCTACTTGGTCTCCAGAACCATATTTACTAAAGAATGTATTATCAACTCCTGATTCACCTCGATATGCATCACCTTTCTGATAATTATCACCACTTAAAAATTCTGTATTTCCGCCAACATGTTCCTGTGCAGATTTTATGAGTTTTTCATTTTGCAAGTCTTTTGCTGTTTGATCAAATAATTTTTCAATATCTTTCATAGATCTCTTATCACCTCTCTTATCAAAATATGATTTCATTGCTAAGATAGCGGTGTCTTTATCCGTAATATTTGAAAACTCTGGTGCGATTGTGCCTTCTGTCTTAGTTGGATCTTTAAATGCTGGTTGATATTGACCTTCTTTTAAAAGAATGTCAGATAGAGTAAGTTTTGGAAACTTACCACTTTTATCTGCTTTAAAAGATGATTTAGTATAATCAAAAGCCGCATCATTCATTTTACCATCTGATATATCACTTTTAACATCAGCAAATCGATTATAAATTGATTGTGCAACATCAACTCTCGCTTGAGAATCTCCACCTTCTAATGAAGATATGGCAGTTAATATAGCAAAATCTTTTGAGTTTGGATCAACTCCATATGGATTTTCAACTTTCTTTTTACTTTTTTTATTACTTTTATTTGTGTCTGCAGCAGATACTAATCCCTCAAAAAAGGTGGGACTATATGTATCAACTACATTTTTTGGAATAACAAATTCGCCAGGAGTTAGTAAACTTCTAACTGTATCAGAGTTACCAGAGCCAGGCACAAGACGACCTCGACTAAAAGGTAACAAACCTATTGCACCACCGACAAGTAAATCCGCATTGTTAGCTAAAAATTGATTTGCAGCTCCTGATAATCCATCTAAAAGTCTATTTCCACTTGAAAAAGGTTGGTCATCCTCTAAACCTTTTTGTTCATCATCAATTCCTTTTTGTTTATTGTCCTCGATTTTATCAATATTTCTTTGTCTTGCATCTAAAGTTGATCTTGTTCTATCTTGGTCTACAATGATGTAATTTGTTATTTGTTGTACTTCACCTTGAAGTTGTTGAAATCCAGACTCCAAAGCTCTCAAGAGACTAGTTTGTTGTTTTGTAATTATTGCATTTGCACTCGCTGTTTTGAAGGCACGGTCAGCAACCCTATCAATCACTCTGATTGATTCAAAAAAATTACTTGCGGTAATTTTTCTAGGTTGTTCTAGTTCCTCATCCATAATTCTGGACACCTTGCTGTTGTTGTCTCTTTAGATTTTCAGATTCAATATAATCCTTTAGAAGAGCTAAGTAAATGTCTCTTTCCCAAGGCATCATATTTTCAAGTTCTGTCAAAGAGTATTTATGGTATTGCATGAGAGCAAAATTGATACGATAATACGATTCAAGATTCTCCCTTGCAATACTTACCCGAAAAAATCGGCTAATCCCTCCAAAACGATCTTACTCTTCTTTTTTGTGTTTGGATTTGTCACTTCAATTGTGTGAGATAATTTAGGCATCGTTGCAAAAAACTTCTCAACTTGTTTAAATTGTTTTGAACTTAATTGTTCAATGAATTCCAATCTTTCATTTGGTGAGTAATCTTTTGAATCCCAAGCATCTTCTTTTGTATAAACAGTATCCATGCAATCTGCGATTAACTGGAATGTTTTATCAACTGTAGTTTGTGATTCTTCTTCAGTATCAAAGTTAGTTTCAATAAATTGATTCAAAGATGGATACTTCATGCGAAGAGTCATATCTTTATCAAGAGTTATATCTTTCACATGTTCTTTTGATTTGATAACCTTAATTTCATCAACGTAAACTGTAACGTCAACCTCAGTCTTTCTATCATCTGGACAAGTCACAATCATATTAATATCTTCACCAATTGATTTTGCACGAATATTCAAAAACAAATATTCAATATCAAATGTAGGTAAATCATCAATTTTGATTCCTCTTGTGATGACACATTTTTTTAGAACATCTTTAACAGCATTTGTAATTTGATTTTGATCTCTAGTTTCAAGTGCTAGAATTAATATTTTCTCTTCCTTAACAAGAAAGGGTCGATATTTAATTTTTTTACCTGTTGATGGTAAATTCAACTCATAAGTTGGAGTCGTGATTGTTGGTAATGGCATAATAAATTAATTTTTGGTTATTTAGCGACCTCTTCTAGCTTTTTTTCTGTTTTTCCATTTTTCAGTGTATTCTCTACCCTTAATATAATCATCCAGTCGTTTTTGACCCTCTACTGATAGTGGATAAGAATTTCCTACATCATAAGAATCCTTTAGTGCATTCGCAGCAGCCTGTTCTTTACTTGAAAGTAAATTAAAGTAAGTTGATTCAACAGCTTGATTAGTATCAAGGTAATTAAATGTGGTAAAGAAACGATCATAAGCAAATTGTACACTACATCTTAACACATTTGTGTCACCATAGGCAACTCTCATCGATGTCATATTAGTTGGCCAGACATTCACGAACTCATATGATGTTAATCTTGTTGTTGATTCTCTTGGTAACTTTGGAGGTGTTGTTTTAACTGGTAATTCATCAAGAAAAGTATCTCTTTCAAATTTTGTAATGTGCAAAATTTCTTTGTAATCCTCTGGATAATTAAAACGACCATATGCATTTACCTTTCTTTTAGCATTTTTACCTCCTGTAATGGGATTAATATAAGTCATCCAAGATTCAAACACTTCTAAAATTACATGATCAGCATCAACATAAAAAGTTAAATTAAGAGGAGGAAAAGTTCTAAGATTTGGAAACTCCTCTTGAATACCTTGATGATGACCGACTGCAAGACTTGTTTGAAAGGATGTGCCTGGAATTTCTGCCTCAGCACACATTATTGAAAGTTTTTCACGAAATCCGCCTTGTGCAAATACTCCACGTTTAGCCTCGCCCTCTGATGAATCTTGTAACCATGTTTCATAGTTTCCAAATGAGAAAACTACTTGATAGAGAGTGTCTAAAGAGGGTCTTCCAATACTATCAGTAAGTTCTCTTGTGCTTCTCTTAAATATTTGACCTGGCTTTGGAAATAAACTATTACTTGACACGATAAATAAACTTAACTTGTTATTACTATATATGAGCTATAAAGGGATATATCGACCTTCTAATCCTAGAAAGTATAAAGGCGACTCTCAAAATATTATTTATAGGTCTTTATGGGAAAGAAAATTCATGAATTATTGTGATTTAAATGAGAATATACTTGAATGGGCATCTGAAGAATTTTGGATTCCCTATTTAGACCCAACAACAAATCGTGTTCGTAGATACTTTCCTGATTTTTTTATTAAATATAAGGATAAGGATAATAATATTCGTAGGTCGGTGATTGAAGTTAAACCCATGAGAGAAACATTAGAACCAAAGGTGACAAAGGGTAAGTCAAGAAAGACATTAATAAATGAATCAGTCACATATGTTAAAAATCAAGCAAAATGGAAAGCAGCAAAAGAGTTCTGTGCAGACCGTAAATTAGAGTTTAAAATCATGACTGAAAAAGAACTAGGAATCCGATGAGTATTCTACAGAACATATTAAATAAAGTTAGTGGTCAGGTCAATGAAGATTTCTTTCGGAGTCAATTGATTGAGGAACTTGGTTCAACAAATTTTGATGATGACGCTGCCGATACAGGTGGATTTGCTGCTGGTCAATTATATTTTTTCACATATCAAGCACAAACAAAACAACCATATTATGACATGTATCCATTGTCATATATTATTGAAATGACAACAGGTGGTTTTTTGGGATGTAACCTTCATTATGTTAAATTGACTCAAAGAGAAGAACTAGCAATGAGCTTACTAAATAACTCTGCTCAGGGTACAGTTGCAGTTCCTCGGAGAACTCTACATAAATATCTCTACACTGGTGTCAGAGGTCAACCATATCGTATTCCAGACTCAGAATGGACGGATGTGGCACAACTACCTACTGAAAAATTCGTTGATATGAGAGGAATTACTGTTCCAAGAAGTCGTATTTACAATAGAAATTAATGGCAGAGAAAAAAGAAAAAATACTAAGTAGTCCCCTCTCAGAAATAGATGGAGAAAAGTACTCTTTTACTTTTAGTAAAACGGAAAAGGGAAAGGGAAAACTCATTGGAATCAACAAGGTAGGCACTAATGGCACTGTAAATACACCAGTTGATCCAAGTGGAGCAGAGTGGAATACTATAGCAAATAGTGATGAAGCAAAATCAGCATATAATTTACAAATCAATCATAAAGACACTGGGGATGATATAGACATAGCAGATAAAAATACCCTAGACACACGTTTTAATCAAGAAACAAAAAAATTCGCAAATCAAGCAGCGGCAGCAGAAGAACTTGACGAACGAAACAATGTTAATGTCGCTACAGAAGAACCATCAACCGCATATGCGGCTTATAAACAAAGTCGAGGTAAAAAAGCATTTGCAGAGTTTTATACATATCCTCTTGACATTGACCCTTTACAGGATCACATGAAAATATCAAAATATAAGTATAAAAGACCAAGTGTTCAAGGATCAAGAGGTGCAACATCAACTGAAAAGACGAGATCTTATATACCCGAAGGAAAAGAATGGAAAGGAAATACGCAGGGTGGTAATTCAAAAAGAGCAAAAGAACATAATAAAAAGGCCACAGTTACAACCAAGTACAATGTTAATAAACCTGGCGACAGTATGTTGGGTAGTCAACTTGAAGGTAGTGTGATTCTTCCAATGCCAAAAGTTGTTGATACCAATGGAGCAGAATGGGGTGAGAGTGAACTAAACATTCTTGGATTAGCTGCTGCCTCACTTGCTGGGAACTTCATTGGAGGAGGCGACAAGAATGACCCAGATTTCAAAGCTGCTAAAAAGATTGCAAAACGATTAAAGAAAAATCCTGATAGAACAAGTGGTTTTGGTGATGTTAAAAACGCCATCGTTGCAGCAACATTGGCTGAGGCCTCAGTAAGAGCAACAGGTCAAACAATAACACAAGATGAACTTCTTGCAAGAGCTTCGGGAAGAGTTTTGAATCCTAATGCTGAATTATTGTTCCAAGGCCCTGTTCTAAGAGATTTTAACTTTGATTTCTTAATGATTGCAAGAAGTCGTCAAGAAGGAGCTGAAATTAGAAGGATTATCAGATGGTTCAAATTGGGAATGGCTCCTCAATTTAATAATTCAACTTTTTTAAATACTCCTGATATTTTTACACTTGAATATAAAAGGGGTCAAGGGCCTATGGATCAATTAAATACAGTAAATAGATTTAGCCCAGGCGGACTTGCATTGAGAACCATTGCGGTTGATTATGCTCCAAATGGTTATTGGTCTGCTTATCAAGATTCTCAACCAGTTGCAATTAAAATGAGTTTAAACTTTGCTGAATTGAGACCAATATATAAAGGAGATCATGAAAGACTTCCAGAGGGTTCTGTAGGATATTAAAATGACATATTCAGCAAATTCTTATTTTAGACAATTACCAGATTTAGATTATCCTTCACTAAAGAATGATCGAAAATCTGTTTATGATTATGAAATAGTTAAAAATCTCTTCAAAAGAGCTGTCGTGCGTGATGATGTTTTTGGTGATATGGTCAATTTCACAAAATATTCAGTTGAGGGTGATGAGAGACCAGATGAAGTTGCATATGATTTTTACGGTGATGCTGCTTTAGATTGGGTTATATTAACTACAAATAATATAATTCATGTAAGAGATGAATGGCCAATGGGAAATCAAGATTTTTTAACATATTTAAATGAAAAATACACTGCTCAGGATTTATCAAATATTCATCATTATGAAACAAAAGTAATAAGAGATTCAAGACAAAATTTAATACAACCAGCAGGTTTATATGTTGAATCAAATCACTCTGTTACATTTACTGATAGAGGTTCTACATACACAAAATCTGAAATAACTTCAGTTTCATTTCTTGAACACGAAACAAACTTAAATGATGCAAAAAGAAATATTGATATTTTAAGACCAGAATTATTGGATGTTTTCTTGAGAGATATTAACGATATAATGCAGTATAAAGATTCGAGTCAATATATCACTGATGATTTAAAACGAACACAAAATCCAAGAATACTTTCGCCATAAAAAAAGAGGTCGTTTTGAGCGACCTCTGGCGTAAAAAATGGCCCGAAATTTTTTTCGGGGTATTTTCTAATTTTCAGCTAATTTTGCAAAATAGCTGAGTGCATCTTCTTCATCCTCATCTGTATTC